GATTCATTAGTCTGCCTCTTCTACATTGACAAACTCTGCTACAATACCAGCGTCTTCATCTGAGATACCTTCTTGGTTCTTCTCGTCCCACTGCTGTAGGATGTAAGAGTTCTGATACTCAATGTAATCCATGAAGTCTTTCAACGTGGTCTGGTCTTCAGGTGTGATGTCTACCTTATCGCCAGCACCAAGTGTCATGATAGCAAAGGATGAACCACTAGGCAGCTTACCTTCTTCAGCACCCAATGTGAATGTGTACTGGATAGGTAGGATGTTCTTACGTGTTAGTGCACTCATAGCCTGATCAAATGCTTTGATGCTTGAGGGTGATACCTCAAATACAAACGGTGTGTTGTCGATAGCTTCAACAGGCTCACCATTCTCGTCTGTTACATCATTAGCTGACAGCATACCAAACACAATCTTCTTACGCTTGATGCTACGGATCAGATCCTTTGTCTTCTCTGGTACAGCATTCCAGTCTTCAATGTAACCTGATGGGCGGCCCAAGTTAAACGTACCCATGTTATCCTTCAAGTCACCCTTTAGGTCTGTGCTCATGACAGTCTTCATCATAACTTCTTGTGCTGAATCCCACTTGCTCCACTGCTGACGCACAGCAAAGACACGGATGCTAGGGTTAACGCTATACACTACCTTGTCTTGACCTAGTGTGATCTTGTATGCACCTGATGGTACTACCTCTGTCTTGACTTGCTTGCCATTAACTTCAATGGTTCCCATGATACCGTTGTGCAATAACGCTACACGTGGGATGGATGCTGTCTTAGTCTCACCGCCTGATGATGATACACCAATGGCTTCAGCCAATGACATACCAAGATCGTTTTGGATTGCTAGTTCTGTACTCATTTATACTTACTCCTTGAGTTAAAGATGCTTAGTTATACTCAGATGCATAGGCTCTGTCAAGCCTTTTATGCAACGTCTTTGTTCTCTAACCAGTTCGGTCCTAGCTTAGCTTCTAGCAGTAGTGGTACGTTCATGGTCACACCGTATGCTTCTTCTACTAAGCCATTGAGATTGTTATTCATATCCTTGATAATCTGTATGACTTCCTCTGTTTCGTCAGGGTGTACGTCAATCACAACAGAGTCATGCACAGAGTTAACTACACATGACTGCATGTCCCACAGCCTACGCTCTATCTCAATCAACACAACAGGTACAACATCCCCTGTAGCAAAGCCCTGCACTGGGTAGTTCTTGATCATCGTGAAGTGTGTCACGCTACCGTTAGACCTACGTGATACATCAGGAAATGCGTACTGTCTGCCTGACACGTTAGTGATCTTCATGAACCGCATAGCCTCGTTGCCTAACTCCTTGTGCCACTTAGCCACACCCTCGTACTTCTCCGTGAAGTGTTCATAGTATGCAGCCACAGCCTTGCTTCTGCCGTACCCTGTAGCACCGAAGAGAGGGGCAAACGTGTGGGCCTTAGCTTCCTGGCGTGACGTTGGTTCCCCTGCATCAGAGATAACCTTAGCTGTGTAGCTGTGCACGTCAAACCCTGTAGCGATTTCTTCCATGGCTGTCTTGTCTTGTGACAGGAACGCTGCGACTCTAAATTCAAGCTGTGCAAAATCTGCTTCCATGATTTGACCGCAATCCCAGCGTGATACAAACACTTTCTTTACGGGGAAGGTGCCACCTCTTGGCATGTTCTGCATGTTGGGATTGCGTCCAGAAAATCTACCTGTACTTGTGATGTGCTGGGTAAGAGATACGTGGAGGAATCCGTTGGGCTTGGTATAAACAGAGATACCATCCACAAAACTACTGAGATAACTGCTGATAGCAGAAAGACGCTTAAGATCCCCAAGAAACTGCACAGCACTATCCATGTTATTGCTTTTAGCAGTCGCCATAAGCACATCAAGATTGTCTTTACTCGTACTAAAACCATTGGCTGATACCCACTTCTTGCTTGGTGCAGAGAAGCACAGCCCTGCTACTTGGTTAGTCTCTTTCAGTTGATACCCACGTGCATCACAGTCCTTGCACTTGTTAGGCTTAGCGTAGCGTGTACCATCCTTCTTTACTTTGTATGTCTTACCTTCACCGTTACACTTAGGGCAAGTGAAAGCTTTGGTGCGCTTGATGATAGCACTGTTAGCATCTACTGCTGCCTTAAACTCTTCTTGTGTATCCACAAATTCAAACAACCCAGCCCACTCTTTCTTGTGTAGGATACGGCGAGAGAACACTACCTGTGATACTTGCTCAGGACTATTGAGATTGATAGGTGTATCACCCATAAGCTCACGTGTCTTACGTGCTAGGCGATCTTCTATCTCTGCTTTCTCTTGTTCAAACTGTGTTCTTACTTCGTCGAGGGCAGTTCGATCCACCCTGATTCCTGACATGTACATTCGAGTGAGCGTTTTGCAGGTGTTGAAGGTGACTTGCTTGACTTTGTGTAAGCTTGCTGATTCTGGCTGAGCAAAGTCATGTTCCTGTCGTAGGTACAACTCACGAGTAGTGAGCAGATCATGCCTGAGATAAAAACTAAGCTCATTAAGTGGGATCTCGTTAGTGTTGTAGCCTTCCTTAAAGTATTTCTTAAGTGTGTCATCTTTCTGGTACTCCAATTCTCTGCGCTGGGCGCAAGCATCTAAGCTTAGTGGTTCCTTCTGTCCACGCATAAGCAAGTACTCAGCCAGCATTGTATCGTAGATGTCCCCATCATACGTAAAGCCTGATTCCCACAGCCACATCAAGTCATGTTGTGCATTGTGCATGATCAATAGTGTTGTGTTGTCTAGTAGTAACTGTATCTTCTTAGCACCTAAGCCGCCAACGTCCTGCTTCTCTTTATGGTTAAGCGTAATCAGATGCATCTCTTCAGGTACATCTACGTTCTGTGTCCCTACCTGCACAAGCTCTAAGCCTGGCTCATAGGGGTCAAGCAACATCTTACCGTCACGCTTTACTGTTGTGTTCTCTACGTCTAAGACCAGCCGCATTGCTGTCTCCTTCTATGCTAAGTATTGACTACGGGCACCGTCTAATTCACAGTGAACGACACCATGCCACCCACCCTTAAGCTTGTTCTTAGCAATGTTCAAGTGTCGTTGTGAGTCCTGTTCATCACCACCCTCTACGATCTGGTTCTTACTGATTAACACCATCAGGTCAGCCTCTGCTGCCTTGCCTGTCTTACTGCCCTCAAGCATAGACTGGTCAACGTTTACCTTACCTTCTGCTACAGCTGATAGTTGAGACATCCAGATGATAGCACACTTGTATTGCTTAGCGATGTTACGTGCATGGATAGCTGCCTCTTTCAGGTACACGTCTGACTTGTCACTTGTCTTGTTAGCAAACTTGTCACCCATGTCTAGCACTACAATGTCAGGCTCGTATGCTTTAACGATTGCCTCTACCCATGCCATGTCTTTACCTGTGCTATCCTTGATAAAGATGTTCTCCTTGACTGGCTTGTAGCGTAACGCAGCGACAGGCATGTTAGCCTTAACTTCATCCATGCTCATGCTGGTAGCAGCACTAAGGTAACGTGCACCTACACGCTCATAGCTTTCCTCGTTACACAGGATCATACACTTAGCACCTTGGTGTGCGAACCCATCTGGTGCAGCGATGGTGCTGGCATGGAAGCTTGTCTTACCTGTGTTAGGACGTGCGCCTACAACAACCAAGTGACCGCCACTGATACCCTCTACCTTACGGCGTAGCGATGGGATGTTCCACTTCCACTGCGACTGAATGTCGTTAGCTTCTAGTAGTGTCTCAATGCTGATGTCATCCCAGTCAATCTTTAGGTTAGGCATGAAGTCATCCTGATAGTCAGACAACAGCTTACGTAGTGGCTCAAGGCTAGTCTGTGTACCATTCACATAGTCAAAGCCAAGGTTAGCAATCTCTTCACCTACTACCTGTTGGAATAACTTAGACAGTACATCATCAGCGATCTCTTTACCTAGTGGATTCTCTCGTGCTATCTTGCGGAACAGATCACGGTAAGCTTCCTTGTTAGCTGTAGTCATGCTGTTGTTGTTAGCATAG